TATCAAAAATACCCAATCTATTCTCATATGTATATTCTTCTTTTACCATCTCGTTAGCTACTACGAATAGTAGCATCCCTTTGATATTCTCAACATACGGGAACTCTAGGAACACCGCCGCCGCTAGTAGTGCTAGTTGCTTAGTGTCTGCATACTTTGCTGACTTGCCTGTTTTATAATCCACAATATACGCTTTCTTAGCATCTGCGTCTACGATGACAAGGTCTGCAATGCCACGCCAGTACCTATTAGGTGCTTCATAATCACAGAACTCATATCCAGTATCTGTCTTCGCCACTGCGAGTTTATACTCGCAAAGCTTTCTGCCTTTGATGTTATTGATAGTATCAAGGAACTTCTTAACAAATATAAACCGCTCTGGTAATGCCTCACCTTTACCTATGTAGTTCTCAGCCGCAAGATGTAAGTCTTTTCCATACAGCGTAGCTGAGGTATCTGCGAAGGGTATGTACTTTAAAACATGGTGTGCTTCGTACTGCTTAGGGCAGGTAATAAACCTACTCAGTGAACTATAAGTAAAACTAGGTACGCTCATTTTTGCATACCCATCTTATGTAAGCCTTCTGAGGCGTTGAAGCAGTACAGGGTATAGACTTCCACTCTGTGTAGCAGACCCACAAACTACCGGTTTTTCTTAGTTTCGGCTTCAAATATATCCGCGCATTCTCTATCACACCATCTCCTCTTGTATCCTATAAAGTCACCGCACGTCCAGCAAAGTCCGGTGGGGTTAGTTGTATCTATTTGTGCAGCTTCTCTGCAAATAACTGCGATAAGTTTATCTCGCATCATCTCCTCATGCAGTGACGCGAGGTCTGTGTTTCCATCTTCTGTTGCCATTTTTTTCTTTCTCACTAAGTTAGTCTGGTTAGGCAACGACCATAAGTTAATTGGGGGAAGCACCAAGTCAGACCATGTAATCATTTTTCGTTATGTATAAATACTAATCTAGACAGGTACCATTGCGCTTTCTGCAAGTCTTCATGTGCTTTACCTTTGTTTCGGTATCGCCACATATACTTAAAGGCGTTGCCTCGCAGATACCCAATAAACTCTTCGGGCGTAAGCATTGCTTCCATTGCAACAATACATTCTATTTTACCATTTTTGTAGTGTGGAGGCTCGTTAACCATGTCTTCTTTTTTAGCTTCGTGTACTGAGTCACCCATGTATAATTGCCCTTGTGTGTATGCATCGTAAATTGTTTTAGGTTTGTCGTTCATAGTGTTTCCTCAGTATCTGTACTGCTACAAAGTCTTTGAGATACGCAAGCGTATAATACGGTTTTTACTCCGTCTTCATGCATTCGTTCTTTAGTGCCTATAAATATTCTAGAAGGTTTTGCATTAGGGTAACACTCTAGTTTTTCTAAACAGCTATCTTCAATCCTTTTGAGTGCATTAATAAACGCCCATAACTCTATTCCGGGGCTAATAAAAGCTAACTCAACAATATCCATATCTGGATTGTTATATGGATGCGGGTCGCCTTCTATTAGTAATTTTTCTGGCTCAAACCCTGATATTTTACTCATAGTGTCATCTCCCAGCCTGTCGGCTTTATTAAATGTTGTTGTAAAAACTTTCTACACATCTTGTTGTCTAGTGAACTAACGTCCCTGCGCTTGCGTCTTTGCAAATGGTCTTGCACTCCTGCTACCACTGCACATCTCTTACATATTGTACTATCTGTTTTAAATGCTGATTCTTCTTTGATTAAGTTACATACCTCGCATAACCTATTCATGCTCAAGCTCCTTGAAGATATTTGGTGCAATACCATGTAGCTGGCGGTTAATCTCATGTGCCACTGCGCGTATCTCCCACTGAGCTTCTTTACCGCTACGTAGTTTAATAAAGTCATACCACGCTTGGAAGTTACCGACTACCAGTAATTCTGTTGTCGTGCCTTGTGGTAGGATAAAACGAGCGTCCTCTTTCTTTACGCCTTCGGCAATTAAATCTTTATAGACTTGAGTTAACTCAGCATACACAGTTTCAACTATTGTCTTATGTTCACCCTTAATTGATGGGGGTATTACAATCTCGACATCACCTTCATTGCAATACCTCTGACTACGTTGCAGGAAATCTAAATGCTTACTGCGAACAAACTGATGTGAGCAAATACGACTAATGTCTGCAACTAAGAATGTCGCATGAGCAAAGCGTAGTGTAGATAGATGACCTTTTGTTACACAGTGTTCTGCTCGTTTGATGCACTGCTCTGGTGATTGTTCACCTGTCTTACCGTAGCATATTCCTGCAAGTAACCCGATGTGTTCTTCGGGATTGGGTGTGCTTTGCACTAGGGTTACTTTCATATTTTAACCTCATTAAGTTGGTACGGGTGGCAAGTTAAATTCCAGCGAGTAAAGTGAGTACCCATAGATTTAAGAACAAAGTCCTGTCTAACTGCCGCTGATTCGCATGATGTTTTGTCTGCAAATGTTGATGTGCTTTGTGTCACATTACCTTGTGAAATTAGAGTGCTAATTAAAATATAAGCTGTTGTACTAATCATTACCTGTACTCCCGAAGCCACCCTCGCCACGTTCAGTGCTACTACTGAACTCCTCTACCTCTATAAACTCTGCTCGAATTACTGGCACGAAAAGCATCTGTGCAATCCTGTCTTGCGGTGAGATTTTATACAGCCCGTTGCCTGTGTTCTTAATACTAACTTTAAGCTCACCTTGATAGTCACTATCAATTAAACCAACCGAGTTACCCAACTTGATACCATAGTTATGTCCAAGTCCACTACGAGGCATGATAAGAGCCGCCGCTTCTACGTCATGGATATTTATTGCAATACCTGTCGGTATCATCGCAACCTCACCTAAATCTAACTTAATCGGTTTTGTGATGTTAGCTCTTAAGTCTACTGCCGCACTACCCATAGTTTCATAGGCAGGAATAACTACATTCTTTGTTAACTTCTTAATTTCAATTTTCATTTTTAACATCCTCTTTATTTTGGAATAAACCATTATTGTGTTTGTGCGGATTTGTGTATTCAGTTCCGCTGTATTTACTCGCTGTTAAAAAATCGTTTTCAATTGGCTTATCAAGCACAATACTTTCTAAATCACCTACAATTGTTATAAGCTCGTCGTGCAGATAATCTGGCATAAACTTTTCAATCATAAAGGCATAAGCCTCTAATGCTGACAGCAGTTTTATGGTGCGGAGGGCTAATTCTTTATTCATTTTCTACTCCAATACCGTGTTCTTTTTCTATTGCCCTGACAAACTTAAAATATGGATTATTATCAATGTAACCATACTCGTTTAAAAAGCCGTAGACAGAACCATCATCATCATCTTTAACATGGTCAAGAGTGAATCCTGCGCTATACCCAATGTTAAAAATTTCATCATCACTCAAAGGTTCACGTTTTGGTGGTGCTCTCTTTAACAACTCTCTTTCTTTACTCATAAATCACCCACATTTACTATCGCCACAATTAGTACAAGTCATGCACCCATCCATAAGAATTAATGCTTTGACATTACATTTAGTGCAGAGTTGCATCTCAACACCTTTAGCTTCTTCTTTCTTAGCTTCAAGATACGCCTGTTGGTGTTCATCCACATCAACTTTAATCACGCCCGTTGCTATTAAATGTTGCTCGATAACTGTTCCTATTTCAGCCACCAGCGATGGCATATACACACCACCTTTTTTGTAGTACCCACCCTTCGGGTCAAAGACATTCTTAAGTTCTTCAACTAAAAACGTAGAGTCACCACCTTTTCTCCACACTGCGGACACCAAGCGCGTTAATGCAAGTACCCACTGAAAGTGCTCCATGTTTTTACTGTTAATAAACATCTCGTAGGGATGACGCTCGTCACCGTTAAGCACCATGTCGTTAATCGTAATATACAAAGCGTGTTCAGACTGAGGTGTCTTAATCTTATACGTTGTACCTGTCAAATGCGGGGGCCGAGGAAAATTCTCGTGTATCATCTCAAACACTACTTTTTCTTCTGTCTTATCAACTACTTTGTAGCCTACAATTTTATGTTCAATTTTATTCATCTATCACGTCCTCTAAAAATTCCCCAATATAATCTAGCAGTATGCTAAGCCCTAATAACATCTGACTTGCTAAGTACAACAAACAGCAAGTACAGAATACAGGGGACTTCAGTATGTTTATTAGTGTCTTCATCTCTGATGTTTCACTACGTTAAAAATAGGGCGTTGTTCTTTGCACTTGTCACATTCACGATACCCACGACTTTGATACACTCTCCAATGGTCATGCTTGCAGTTAACTACACTATGCGTAGGTGTTACTGCTTCTACCTTTTTAACTTTGTCCATATAATCCTCATACATAAACCAATCAATCCTACATAAGCAACAAGTGCCACCCAATCATCTAAGGTCATCGTCATCCCCTTTAGTGTATTCAACCATAAAACAGACCATAGTAATTCCAATTACAGTCCAATACGTTATCTCAGCCATCTAACACCTCTTGTTCTTCCATCGCTCTGAGCATCAGCTTGAGTTGCTGTATCTCTGCGAGGATTTTAAGTTTAACTTTCTTCAATTCCTTTTTATTCTTTTGTGCCATCTCTAATCTTTTATACACTTCATTCTTTGTCATCTTCGTCTCCTAACAATCAGCTATACTTCTACCCCAACCGCCCTCAGCCGCTAGTGGTATACCTTGCATCCACTCTGGTGGTCTGCACATCTCTTCAATTAAAAAGTCTAAGGCTTCCTGCGCCTTATCCTCTGGCACAACTATATACAGCGCGTCATGAATAGACAGCGCGATTTGATACCTCTTAGCTATGCGAACCATAGCCTCTGACATGATGCATCGTGCCGTACCTTGCACCAGATTGTTTGTTAACTTACCGCCGTAAAGTCTATCATATCCATTGCGCAGTTTATACTTGTAACCCTTCTCGCCAGACGATTCGTCTATCACATTCTCAAGCTGTGGGTACTGCATATACAGACCAGACGGGAACTTCACACCACGCTTACCATCTACTACATACAAACCGTTGCGACCAAATGTAAACGTACCATCGTCAGCGATTGCCTTAATAGCACTACTACACGTCTTCCAAAACGCTGTCACCCCTGTGTATGTATTGCGGTAGAGGTCAACGATGCGCTTCGCTTCCATCTCACCTAAGTCAGTGCCTGACCCAGACTTCACAGCATCTCGTAGCTTCGCCGCACCTACACCAAAGATAAGACCTAGCTGAGATGTCTTACCGATAAACCGCTGTGCCTTAGTTACCTCCTCGTATGGCACGTTAAACGCAAGGGATGCAAACTCTTTATATAAATCCCGACCATCACCTAGTGACTTGAGAGCCTCCATCTCATCGCATACCCAAAGACCCACACGCAGTTCAATGTTAGATAAGTCAGCCCCTACTACGACCATACCATCAGGTGCAATAATAGACTTCTTAAGTGTGCTATCTCTAGGCAAGTTCTGAAAGTTTACTTTCTGTCCACCACCTGCTGACCACC